CCCCCCCCCCGATTTTCTGCAAGAGCATTATTCTGCGTCTGTCCATATTTTACCCCCATGTAAAAGATCCTGTGCCTTTATTGTAAAAAGACTTTCGAGAAACAAAATCAAACATACATGGCACTCCGTTTGTGTCGAGACAAGGCTGAAAATCCTGAATAAGCTCGTCGCCGCTGTAATGCTTGCAGCTGTAGATTCTACCCCGAAAGTAATCACCGCTCACACCCTTTGACCTGAACAGTGCCATCGTCACCGTCGAAGTAAAATCAGGAACGGAGAAAGTTTTTGAAAACACCGCCGTTCCGTCCTCAAGCTCGGCTTTCATTTCCGTTCCCGAGAGCGTGACTATGTAAATCTTATTCGTAGTTAATCCTGTCCAAGAGGTTGTTTTAGGTTGACCGTCCATTCGGAACAAAAATCTTGTGCCGCCATAGTCGTCCAAATATGTTGTAAACTGGTCATCGGAATTAATATTTGTCCTGCTGCCGATGAGTGACGCGCCTCTACTTGTAAACACGTTGATTTTTATTTTTAAAACTGCCTTAGTATTTTGATTAGGTGCAACGCCCATTTCTATCCACTGCTCGCCCGTGGACTGCAAATAATCGACTGCGGTATAGCTGCTTGGCAGTCCGCCGCCCGATTTTTCAAAAGCCATCAGCCTACGCTTCATGTGCCGTCACCGACCTTCTGAGCGATAACAACGCCGTCTTTGATTGACATTTCCCATGTCTCGCCGTTTGCAAAGCTTGGTGCGTTGCCGATGTACCTTGTGCCTGTCGGCAGAGTAACCGTGACATTGCCGCTCGCCGCAAAGGTTAAGCGCATCCAGCACTCGAAGTCGCTTGTCGGATAGGTTAGGGTCAAGGTCGTGACATCGGCAAGCCGGTACTCGGTGTTGTCGGCGAGGGTTATGTTTGAGCCTGTGGTGACTTGCGCAGATACTGCTTCCGGCGTATAGCCAAGTGCAGCGATAACATTGGCTTTTGTCACATTCGCATCTGAGCCTTTATCACCCTTTTCGCCGCGCGACGGTTTGCCTGTATCGGTAGTGCCTAAATACCAATTGCCATTAGCGCCAATAGTCGGCGTTATGCCATTTGTACCATCTTTTCCCTGCTTAGTAACAAGGGCGATAAAAGTTGGGCTCTTTCCTCCCGTGTATGTAAATTGTATTCTGGTCCACAGATATTCTCCTGTCGCGCTGGACGGAATGACGGCTGTCCAACTGCCTGTGGGTGGAGTTACGTTCGAGTTGCCGTATTGATAAAATAAATTGCAGGTTTCTATCCCGACTCCCGTTTCGCCCTTAGCTCCGGGTTCGCCTTTTAGTGCCGCAAGCTGTTCCGAAGTAAAGTCGGAATACTGGAACGCAGTACCTTTTTCACCCTGCAGACCTCGCGAAGGTTTTCCGGTATCTACATTGTCAAAATACCAATTCCCGTTCTCTCCGATCGTCGGGGTCAAACCGTCCGCTCCGGGACTTCCGTTCGTTCCATCTTTACCCGGTTCTCCGCTTGCTCCTGTATCACCTTTTTCTCCACGAGACGGCTTGCCTGTATCCGTTTCGCCCAGATACCAATTCCCGTTCTCTCCGATTGTTGGTGTTATTCCATCCTTCAAACTGGCTGCCTTTTTAAGAGTCTCAGTCAAGGCAGTATATTCATCCGTCGATTCTATTTCGCTATCGGAGTATATTGTTTCCGACACGATTATTTCAAAACGAGGAGTTACGAGAACTTGACCCGACCCGCTCGTCAGCGTTATCTCGCACGTCACCGTACCGATTGAGGCTATCGTCTGCGTCGTAATGATATACTCGAGTCTATCCTCACACACTGTACAGTTGTTAAACATAACCTTTCCGTCTGGCTTTTCCGCTCTCAGCACAGCCGATACAACATCGTTTAAGTCAAACGGTTTCGCCGCATAGGATAAGTAGATACAAACTTTTCTGCTGTCTGTGTCTGCTTTTTTCACATTCACCTGACCTTGCAGTCCTGTCTTCATAAGATTTAGCTTTATTCTGTGCTCTACACGTTCCATTCGGTTCACCTCTGATTTAAGTATAGCAAAAGGCGGGAAGTATTTCTCCCCGCCTCGCTGTCACTTTGTCATGTCTTTAATCCAACGCTGAAATGTCTTATCATCATACCCTATGTTCAACTCATAGAGCATTTGGCGCGTCCGGCGCATGCCCTCCGTATCATTGCTTTTGTACATTTCCTGATACTCAGATTTGAGGTCTTTTGTCAATGCCTGGCGGATTGTCTTATCCTCTTTGCCGTTTGCTCGCAGATATTCGACTATCTCTTTTGCGGACGAAACATCAGAGTTTTCAAGTGCCTTTTGGAGGTCTTTATACTCATAAAGTTTTTTCTCTTCGACCGCTTTATCCTGTTCTGCTTCGGGATCAAGCTCTGCGGCAATCTCATCTATCATCCTGTTCACTTCATCTTCATCGTACCCGCTCTCGAGCAAAGCTTCGAGCTTGCCGCTGAGTGCGCTGTCGTCTCCGTTGCTTTTTGCCTGCGCCGCAGCCGTCTGCATTGTCATATAGTTATTGATTGCTTTTATGACCGCGTTTGACGGATATCCTTCAGAAACCAGCTCTTCATATATTTTTTTATATTCTGAGATGTTTCCTCTTTCGCGCGCCTGTGCAGCCTGCGCGATTCGAGGTTCAAACTTCACCAGATTATTCTTAACACCGTTCTCGAGCTGCTGCGCGGTATAACCCTTTTTGATAAGCTTATCGTACTGCTTCTGATATTTTCCATCGGCAATCGAATTGTATAACTTTCTGTATTCCGTGGAGCTTGCTTCCCTGCCGAGGTTGTCAGGAGAGAAGAAATTATACAAGCTTTCAAAAGTGCGCATCGTGTTCGCTATCGGCAGACCGCTGACCTTTGAAATTCCCTTTGCACTGCTCATCATCAGCTTCCAGATATCCGGATTTTTCTTCTCGCCGCTGAATACTTTCTGCCACGATTCGCAGGACTGAATTAGTTCTTCAATACCCTCGATATCCATGCGGCTCACAGAATATCCGGACAAGATTGAGAGAATATCTCCGACATACGGCACGGCTGAAAACGGATTGATTCCGTCAAGCGTGTTGCCTCCGAATGCTTCAAGATAAAGCTCAAGCCATTTCTTCTCATCATCATCGTTGCGGAACGCATCTGCTATCGACGCTATTCCGGCAGTCAAGATGCTTGTCGCGATATGTACCGCGGCAATACGCGCTATATTCTTCGCCTTTGCCTTTTTACTGCCGGGATCAGCATTGTTATAATCAACCAATGCATTGCGGAGCATGTTGTACGACTTCGTCGGCTCGGCCTTAAAGGCACTGAGTATTTTTGAGAAAGAGTTCGTACTGCGCATAAACTGGCTTCGATGCAGAAGCGAATCAACGACCTGGGTTTTATCAACCACCTCGCTGAGCCTGTCTGAGACTGCCTGCGTGAACTCTGCAGTTCCCTCTTTAAGGTCGGTTTTATCCTTGACTTCCGCCTTGCAGGCATTCCACAGCGTTCCCCATGTCAGCTCATCACCAACTCCGGCCAACCACATAGACTTTTCGCGGATCTTATCGACGACCGTCTGCTGTCCAGTTATAAGCTGCTTCATCGTTATGCCCATACTCGTCTCATAGAATCCCCAGCTTTTCCATTTTGCAATCGGGCAATTGTCTATTGCTTCTTTACTTGCCGGCTTTGACAAAAGCCCTTTGAGCAAATATTTCGGGTTCATTACTGCCGCTGCTCTGAGATATGCCGTAGGCTGTTGGATAGCAACTCGCATATTTGCTCCGACGGCGGCTACCTTGAAGTTTCGTATCAGTGTCTCCTCGCCCGCTCCCCCTGCATTTTTGCTGTCCGAGCTGCCGTTAAGATCCAGTATAAACTTTTCAAAATATGCCTTTCCGTCATTGCCGAAAGCTCGTTCAATAGACTGTTTTGTGCCGGATATGGCTATATATCCATCGTCCTTTTCCTCGAAGCTCAGGGCATTATACCATTTCATCGCGTCGGTTACCGGCACCGCATATGCCGAATATGCGCTCATTTCGGTGATGTGCTTTGTAAAGGTATCGAAAGCACCCTTAATAAACAGTCCGTTACTTGCATTTCGCTGGACGCTCTTTGTAGCGCCGATGTTGACAAGCTTATAGAAATTGCTCTGAGTCTGAACCGCCCCGTCCTCCGCGTTCATCGTCCGCACGGAGTTTTTGTTGACCTGTATCGGCCAGTAATGCTCTTCGGTAAACTTTCTGTAGCCGTACAGTGTCATTGACGCTTTGTTGCCCCAATCAGCAACATTTCCACTCAAAAAGCCCTGCATTTTCTCTGCAACCTGCTTCTGCTTCGGAGTCAGAGAGTCGATTATCTTTCCAAGGTCTTCCACTGTCACCTGCACAGCCTTAGCGTATGTTTCTTCGCCCTTACCGAACTGCTCCTTGATTCGCATTTTCGCCTCTTGCCTTGAAGTGTCCAGAGGACGGATTCCGCCGAGAAGAAGATGATCCCGTGCCTGCTCTCGTTTTGAGAGATTATACAGTTCCATAATCTGTGATACCGTCAGCGTAAGTTCCCCGCCCTCGACCTTAAAGGTATGCTTTGAGCGTTCCCAATCCTGTATGTCTTTTTGGCTGACTATCGACTGTATAAATTCGCTCGCATTATCAATCATTTCCACCCGCTCATCGAAACCGGAACGAATGGATTTGAAAACGGTCTCTGCTGCCGGTCCGAGCTGATGGAAGAAGCTGAACGAGTCAAGCATATTTACATTCAGCTGCTTATATCCGATCTTTATCTTGTCTTTGTAACTTTTTCGCTTGTCCATTTCGCGCACGCTCGCGTCGGCAATTGCCTGAACCGTTCCATATCGGCTGTTTGCAAGCAATTCGTTGGCTCTCGTTATTCCGCCCTTTATCTGCTGCATAACAGTTTCAAGCTCGGCAAGCCCCTGCGCATCCATATCCTTTATGGAACTGCCCTTATACACTTCAAGCAGCGTTGTCATCATCGGCATAAGATCCGGGTCGAGGTCTGCCAGGAACTGCTGATACTGAGGGTCATTTCCCTGCTGCATTTTGCGCAATTCTCCCTGCAGCTCCGACATTGATTTGCGCCACTCAAACGCATCTTTTGACTGACTGTTCCCGTAGACATCAAGAGATACCAGGAACTCTCCGAGAGCCGAACGCAGAGCTTCCGGCACATGCTGAGTCTTGTTCGGATTCTGCAGGAACCTGTTAAGAGTCTTCGCAGTTCTCTCAATGCTCCGTTTGCTCTTTGCCATAGCATCTTTACGCAGCCATTCGCGGCGATCCTCGAATGTGCGTTGTTCATAGAGCGCCTTTTGCTTTATGAGTTCCTCAGAAAGCTTATGTCGCTTAGCAGCTTCCTGTTCCTTGATTTGTTCAACGCGCTTGTCGTATCTGTCGCGGTATTCTTTCTCGATCTTCTGCCGCAGCGTCTTGAGCTCCGGAATGTCGTAATACTCTTCATACAGGCGCATTGCAAGGTCATAGCTCGCCGTGTCTATATCCATGTCGAAAGAACCGTCGTAGAACGGATTTTCATAGAACGGTTTTATGGTTTCGAGTGCATTTACGAGCGTCTGCACCTGCTCAAGCTCGTGCGTATCCGGTTCAAAGAACTCCGGCCAAAGTTCGGACATCTCGCCCCAAAGCGAATCAAGCGTACTGCCTTCCTCTGAAAGCCTTATCTTTCCGAAGTTCTTTCTTCTGAAGTTCTCATAGCTCCCGTAATAGTAGGCAATCTCTTTTTTCTGCTGCTCGCTGAGTTTTATTTTCGTGCCCTTGGCATATTCACTCAGCGCACTGTACTGTTCGGACATATCGGTGTTCAGCACTGCGCTTTCCTCAAGCACCGCCTTGGCAACCTCCGCAGTCCTCGCGATAACTTCATCATAAGTTATACCGTCGTCCATATTGGCAAGTGCTTCAAAGATATTTTTGAGGTTTTGCGTCAGCGTTTCGGCATTATACTTACTGCTGTATTCCTTGAGCACTTTTTTCGAAAGCCTGCGTATTGCCCGCTCATCAAGCTCTTTTCTGTTTATTCCGAGGCGCCACTCGAGTTCTCGCTTGTATTCGCGCAGAGCTTTGTTCTCCTGCATGAGCTTCTTGTTCTGCTCCTCTATTGCAGAAGTGCTTTTGAGAGAATAACGAATATCAGGATTTCTTCTGTCAAAAAGACCGACATTGTCTGTTGCAGATTTAAGCTGAGTATTTTTGAAGAAGATATAGCTCTTGACATTTTCGCCTTTTCGTCTGCCGTCAAAATCGAGAATTATTCCGTCGTAGCCGCTGTCATTTTCTATAAAATAACTGTCCAGTAGCTCCCGAAGTTCTCCTCGTATAGTGTCGGTAGTATCTTTCCATTGTTCAAGAATATCGTCGAGCTTATCCTCATTTTCAAGGATTTTTTTAGTGACTTCCGCATCATCGGCAACATAAGCTTCATAGTTCTGCTCATAGTATTCGTCGTTGGCCGTTTCTTGAGCATCGTATTTCGACTGGTATTCTTCGTCGAGTTTGTTAAGCTTTTCTGTGAGTCCCTTATACCCGTCTATGTGCTCCGAGTACCATGTTTTCGCTTCTGCACGATCCTTGAAGTGGAGTGGCTTTTTCATGTCACCGTACAATGCCATCTGTTTGTTTCCGCCAACCCCGATATCCGCATCATTGTCCTTTGCAAAAAATCCGTTCGGCGTTTCACTGTCATTGCGTCCGGCAAGCGGATTTGCATTGCTGAACACATTGAACTCAGCCGCAGTTTGATGATAAATTATCCTCGGTGTTCCGTCCTCGTTCACGACCTTACTTGCAGATTCCGGTTCGTTTTCCCAGTCCCCGAACCACTCCTTAAAAGCTTCACTCTTTGTCTGAGAATCGGATTCATTTGTAGTATCTTTGAGCGAAAACTTTTTTGCATCATTCTGCGCTTTTTCGGATATACTGCTATTGACACTTGGCTCACTTTGTGTTACTCTCGTGTCAGAGGATGCGTGTTGTCTACTGAGTTGCACTTTAAGCGGCTGTTCGGTAAACGCATTCTCATTTTTTAATTCAAACTTTGTTGGTGTGAAATCAACAATATCGTACAGTACCATTTCCTTTCCCGATGTAAAGCCTACAATAACCTTTGCAGAATAATCGTTTTTTCCCACTCTAACGAGCACATCGCCCCTCGCAAACTCGGTAAAATTATCCTTTCTCTGATGCTTTAAATCCTCATTAACGTAATTAGTCGATGCTAATACAATTTCATTAAGATTACTTGATGCCTTGAATTTATCTTTATAAATCACGGCATCTTTTCTTTGGTAGTGTTGAGTGTTTTTTGAATTGGTGTACTCGTTTCTGGTTATCTTGTTCACCTTAATCAGCTTACCCTCAACAGGTATTCCATCAGAAAATTTAGTTCTGATAACATCCTTAACTTTCGCAACCCAGTCAGACTTATCTACACCTTTCAGAATATCATCTGCAATCACAACAACCGACTTATTCTTTGTAGTTTTACCTATGCTGTATTTTTTCTTTTCGTCCGCCATGTCGGTTGTTTTTCCTTGCGATTTGTTCTCCCTCGTCTGCTCCAGCGCAGACTTAAACAGGTCGCTGATGGTTTCAAGTGCCTCCTCATCTCCCTCAAGGGCTCTTATTTCCGGGCTCGTAAGCCCGAGATTTTTAAGAATTTCATTTATGCTCTCGATAAAGCCCTGTATCCAGCTTTGAATCTTCACCGCCAGACTGCGGTTCTCTCCGACAAGCTCCTTTATGGTCTGCTCATCAAACACATCAAACATGCACTCGGCAACGATTTCCGCCTCTATGTCCTCCTGTCCATAACCCTCATAGAGCTTTTCAAGCTCCTTCACTCTGCCCTCATAGTCATAGTTTTCGCTTTCTTTGAGCTTGCCTATGACATATTCGCGCAGCTCGCCTGCGGCCGTTGAGTTCCAGTCCTCGATATAATGATACAGTTCATGTCCTGCGGTTCTGAGATATGCGTTTTCCTCCGCGTCGAGCGCGATTTTTATTCTGCCGGTCTTGGGATCGTACTCACCGTTCGCCATTCCGTCTGCAAGCGTGTCGCACACTTCAACGACAAAGCCGTATTTTTTTGCAAGAGCTTCAAGGACATATACCGAGCCCGCCTGCTCCGCGTTGAGCTTCTTTGTATAGTTTCTCAGCAGACCGCCGTTCTTTTCTGCCCTCTTTTCCTCTTTCGCGCTGTAATGCTTCGGCGCATTATTTTTTTCATTAACTCCGGCATAATACGCCTGTCTGAGCTGACTTTCTTCAAGCCCTGCGTATTTATTTGCATTCGACTGCAAAACGCTGTCAAAGTCCTGCCCGAGCTGACCGGCGCGGCGGAAGTCGAGAAACGCATTCATATATTCGCTTGCCGAATCGCCCTGCTTATATCCTGAAATAAAAGCCCGTGCCGTGTCGGTGCTGTCAAAGCCCTGTGCGACATTGTACAAAGCTTCGGTCTCGCGGCTGTCAAACCGCACATCGCTCAGTGCAACGCTGCCGCCGTCCTGCGTTTTGACATACATCTGCGCCCGGTTTCCGTCCTTTTCGATACGGTCTATGCCGTTGATTGTTACGCTCTGTCCGTCAATCGTTGCCGGAACAGCGTTGACATAACTTTTCTTCTGTGATATATTGTTATCGGAAGGGGCGAGCGCATGAGGCGTCTTGGACGTAGACTGCAGGTCTTCGGACATGTTCAGTACTTGCGAGACCCCTTCCGCTTTTGTTTTATATGCACTTACAACATGTAAAGTTTTTGCTTTTGAGTCAGGCACAGCTTCGACGACATAATAATTTCCGTTTACTCGTTTACTGTAAACAACTGACTTTGACAGTTTATTATCAGAATCTCTATAACGGCCATTGTCGTCTTTTGCCGATTCAATATTGTCATAATTTTCGAGAACATATTCTATTCTCGCCAGATCGTTAACATCAGACATTGAGTGGTCTGCTGCTCCATTCTCCCCGTGGCGGTTTTCTACATGGATAACCGTGTTTCCGTCCATATCGCGCTTATACTCACTGGTATCTATACCGGTGAGTTTTTTTATATCTTGCACCTCGCGCTCATTTACAGAGCTAAGTTCTATTTTAATCTTACCTGCAACATTTTTATCTTTAAGGTTGCGAACTCGCTCTACAAAGTCAACGATCTTCGGATTTACCGCCTTTTTATATTCCTGCTTTATTGTCTCTATGTCCTTCTTTAACGACAGCTGAGAGTCTTCCGCGGCATCTGATGTGCCGTTTTTTATTTCAGCAGCCACATTCTGAGCGTTCTCAGAGCCCCGGAAAAGCCGTTTTTCTGCGCGGGTAAGTTTATCACCCTCAGCCTGTTTCTGCACCACAGCGGACAATCTGACTGCGTCCTGCGTGTTCTCACCGAGGCTTTCAAGCCGCTGTGCAATCTGCGTCTGCTCTCCGCCTGCAAAACCTGCAACCGTCTTTCCCGTGATGTTCGTACCCTGTTTTCTGTGGTTGAGATATCCAAGCCCGGAACCCACTACACCAAAGCCGGCGCCCATAAGTGCTCCGCCCGCTCCCGCTTCGACGACTTGCAGTGCAAGATCTCCGGCAACCTTTTTCTTTGCTTCAGCCTCGCTCAATCCCTGCTTCTCATATGCAGCTATCATGAGCTTATAATTGGAAATATCGCCGTTTGCTATGGTATCATAGGCTATGTTTGCTATTTCCGTCGCGGCTTCTTCCGAAAAGTTTACCCCGGTTGATTTGAGTATGTTCATCGCGACATCGCGCATACTTCTCGGGTCAACCTCTTTGAGCTTGTTGAAATTACCTATCGAAACTTTTTCGAAGAGACCTTCAAATATGCCGGAAACAGCTCCGCCGATAACCGCTTGGTCGTCGTTGCCGCCGCGAGCTTTTATATCACGCATTGTTGAGTTCGCAGCAGAAAGACCGAGTATTCCGCCGCCGACAGCTTCGGCAACTTTCCCCGCTGCTTTTATTCCCGCCCCGGTATTCGCAAGTGCTCCGCCGACAAGATTGCCCGCGGCTGCAGATGCAGCCGAATCGAGCGCGGACATTCCTGTTCCGTATAAGAAGTCAAAGGCATCCCAGTCGCCAAGCTTCCAGTCATGCTCATTCATAACCGCTCCGCGTGCCGTATCGCTTAACTGACTTGCTATTCCGGCTTCTCTGTTATAGTCTACAGGCGCATAACTGCCGGTAAGCTTTCTTCCGACCTGCTGAGCGGCAGCGTCAAGATATCCCGCTCCACTGCTTGTTAAATTCACCGGCACACTCAGTGCGCTGGCAATCACCTGATGGTCTGCACTGAAGTCACGAACCGCATCTTGTACCTGCTCATTCTTGCGGCGGTTATACTCATACGCAAAATAATTCTCGAGCTCATCGGGATTCATTCCCTTTGCACGAACCTTATCCTCTATTTCCTTGAGTCTCTGATTATATTCATAGACATTCTTGTTGTTTCCGCTCGTGCCGACTGACTCTTCGAGCTTTATTCTGTCCTTGAGCTCGGGGATAGACTGTATTTCCTTGAGCGTTGCCTCGTCAAACTGGCTGAGTTTTTCGGATATATCCCTGTTGTATATCTCCGACTCCAATGCAGCGGACTCACTCTTCAGATTATTGAGCTTGTTTTTTGCCGCCTTGGCTTCTTCAGTGTACTTTTCATAATCCGCTGTATTTCCTTGCATCGTGCTAAGGAACGCCCAAACCCGATTTTTGAATGATTCACTGCGGTTCTTCTTTTTCTCGTTCTTGATATCGTCAAGACGTCCTTTCATATCATCCTCGGTCATGGTGTCCATAACGCCGGAATTACGCGTATCGGAGTAATAGTCGGACTCCTTCTGCAAATTCTGCGAAGTCTGCTGCAGAGCATTCTTGTATTCCTCGTACCGTGCCATGAATGTGTTGTAGCGTTCTTCCCCCAGCTGCTCACGCTGCGAGTCGAGATAGGATTTGATTCTGTCCGCCTTTTCAAGATCATTGTCTACCGCGCTCTTTGTATTTTCGCTGTCGCGTTTCCAATTCGCATATGAACTGTTTTGCAGCCTGCTGTTTGCGCTTCTGGTGGTACGACCGGTTGATTCAAACCAGTCATGCATTTCCTTGTCGCTCGAATCCCACTGATATTTCTCATTTGCGCTTTTGATTCTTTCGTCTATTGACTCAGGAGCCTCGTATTTCGAATTTACACGCTTTATTCTGTCGTCAATTGTTTCCATTTTATCCTCCGCTTATGAAAGTCCGTAATGCTGACTGAGTATATAAATATCCTCGTCGGTCAGGTTCTTGTTCTGGCTCATCTTCGTTTTTATATAATTCTCGTAGCTTCCGTATTGGTTTTTCAGTGCCGGTCTTACACCAAACTCGTACCGAGTCGGCTGTGCACCTATAAACTCACTGGCTGCCTTTGATTTTGTAGCAGTCTGTTTTCCGCTGCTCCCGGTCGAAGAACCGCTTGACCCGCTCCTGCCTGACGAAGACGACGAAGAGGTTGAATAGCTCTGAGCCTTGAGAGAGTCCATATATTTGTCATGCTCAAACTGCTGTTTTTTGAGATTATAATCCCTTGAGTCCTGCTGCTTGCCGTAGTCAAACTGTTTCTGCCAGTTGCTCTGCGCAAGCGCGTCCTGCTGCTTGCCGTAATCAAACTGCTGCTGCCAGTTGTTCTGTGCAAGCGCATCCTGCTCCTTTCCGTAATCGAACTGTTTCTGCCAGTTGTTCTGTGCAAGCGCATCCTGCTCCTTTCCGTAGTCGAACTGCTGCTGCCAGTTATTCTGTGCAAGGGCGTCCTGCTCCTTCTGATAATCAAACTGATTCTGCCAGTTGCGCTGATTGACATAGTCCTGCATATACTGGCGGTTCTGCTCGCTCTGCCAATTCGACTGCTGCTGTGCTGCATCTACGCGTCCTGTATAATATTCAAGCTCATACTGCCACTGCGCAAGCTGATTGAGGTAACGGTTGTAATCACTTTCCGAGAGATACTGTGACTGGCTCTGTAGATAATTGAGTGTGTTATAGTAGTCGCTCAGCGTGTCCTGATATTTTTTATAGTCTGAATCGTCGAGGTTCTGCAGGACCTGCATATGCTGCAATTTATCGCTCTTGTCGTCACGATATTTGCTATATGCCCGGTCATACAGTGACGGAATGACATTGTTCAAATCGTTGAGGCTTGACTGGTATGCCTGGTTTCCGGCAGTCGAAGCATAAGAACTGCCGTAACCGCCGGTGAGCGCCGCGGCATTCCCCATAGTGTCCTGCATCGCCATCTTGCCCTGCTGAATATACTGATCCTTATACTGCTGATAGAGCGGATCGGCATTGAAATCATACTGAAAATCTTTGGTGTTTTCGTAGTCCTTCAGAAGTCCCTGTATCTGATCTGCATAATTGCTCTGATAGTCCCCGGGCTTTGAGTTGTAATGGTTCTTCAGATCCTCCTGAGCCTGCTTAACTTCGTCGGATTCCTCGTAGTCCTTTGGCTTGTTGAGCAGCGTTTTTATCGTGCCTATACCGTATCCGACCTGCTTCGCGGCGTTTATTCCCTGCTTTGCCATTCCACCGGCGAGCGCCGCCGCATTTCCGCCCTGCGCCACGGCGTATGACAGTTTGTCCTTTGATATGCCCTGCTGCTTTTTCTGCTTTTCAAGGTCTTTTGTCGTGTATGCCATTTGCTTTTACCTCCTCAGATCAGATAATTTATGTTCAGCTTATATGAAGTCAGATTGTATTTATAAGCTTTTGTCTCAAGATTGAAGCACCAATCAAGCACCACTCTTCCATCCGGAAATACCGACCACCGGGCAAGGTTGGTATCGTTCGCCGCACAGATTGTAAATATCCTGCTCTGCGGACGCAGATCCTCCGGCAGCGTGCATATGGTTTTCCCGCCCGCCGTTATCCCCTGCACATCTCCGACGATGTTGACCGAGTTTCCGAGTCTGCGGCCTTTGGGTGTCAGTCCATTCGCGCCCGGAGTTATTCCGTCCGTAAGCTCTAACTCCTGCCAGCCTGTGTCTTTCAGCGGAAAAGTTTGTTCTCCTGCCTGCAGTCCCTTTCTGAGGAGCAGCAGCATGTTGACGTCCATCGTATTGGCGAGTTCCGCAACCTTGCCGAAAGCTATTCCTTTGCCGCCGCGCAGGAAGTCCATCAGCACGAAGCTCGTCGAAAGCTCATAAACATATTCCGCGGAAGCAAGGCTATCGATAACTTTGAATTTTATCTTATACGAGACATTCTCACTGAGACCGTCAAAGAGGATCGCCTGCACATCATTGCTCATCGCCGTCTCATCAGACCAGGCATCCATCATATCTGTCTTGTAGCTTGCTTTGCAAACCGCTGTATTCTTGCCTGACAACGCCGAAAAGCTATAGTTCACCTTTCCCGCCGCATATGTGCCCTTGTCGTTTTCTGTGCCGTCCTGCGTGCATCTGAAGCATGTTACCTCATTTATCATCGGACTGTCATACTTTTCAACCGATATGCTCGCCGTCTGGCTGACCGTTCTGCCTCTGCTGTCTGTCGCCGTGACCGTAAAGTTCAGCTCACCCGACAGATAGCAAGTGTAGGTATAAACCCCGCCGGTCTGATTTGACAGAACTGCACCGTTCACGGCAAACCGATAGTTCTTTATCGTTGAGCTGTATGCCCCTGCGCAGCGGCAGTAATCCTGCATTTTGAATAGTCCTGCACATATATTCCCCATTCGGTCGGAACGCTGCCGTCTATGCGCTCTATTGTCAGTTCCGGCATTGTGGGTTTCACATTGTCCGGAACCGAAAAAGTAACAGTCTTCGTGTTCGTCTCAACGAGCGTCGTCGGGATCAGTCCTAACTTCTTGTATGTTTCAATCTTCAGCGTGCCGGTTCTGCTGCTTCCGCTCGTAATGGCATTAGCCCATTCGAGTGGGAACTCATATGCCGTCATAACTGCATTGTTTGTTGAAAAATACCCGCTCTCGTAGCTGTAATTGCCGCAAGTGAAATACATCTTATGGGTGTATGACTTTCCGTCATTCGCATCCTCGACTTCAATCAGAATATTACCAAGGCCATTTATTTTGCTGACACCTACGGTGATATTCTTCGGATATGTTTTGATTGTTGTTATTGCCATTGTTTATTCCCTCCATATAAAGCTAAGATTGCCATTACTCCTGGGCGTGAACTCCCAGTTGCCTATCCTCAGTCGGTTAAGAACTTCAACATCCGTAACATAAAGGCAGCGGTTGGAGATATAGGCTATCTCCGTGCCGTTCTGTGTGAAGCTTAATTTTTCATTTGTCAGCATAGATTTGAACGGACTGTCTGCCTTGCCGAGCTCCATTCCCTCCGCCGTGAAGCGGAAATATGTTCTTATTAGCTCCTGAAACTCTTCGAGTCTGCCGTCAACCTCTGTTGTATAGAGATAATTCTGGTCGAAATTCAGCTGAATTTCCCTTGAAGTCTGTGTAACATAGGACTCGAGTGTTGCATTAAGCTCTGCAATTGACGCCTTCGCGCTAAGCTCTTCGCGCACCGTTGTCATTATGTTGTCATTGTTCTGCTCTATCTCGGTGTGAAATGTCTGATTTATCTCTTCCGCCTGCGCTATGATTTTATCGTTGAGCTCGTTATAATCAATCTTTCTGCCCGCTTCTAATTGCTCAACGGCGTCGCTCGCCAGCTCCGCCATTGACCGCGTCTGCTCCACCGTTTTCAGATAAGCCGGCGAAAAATTGTCTCCGTCAAGATTGTTGAGAATATACCGAAGCTGTTCGTTAAGTTGATAGAGATAGCTTTGAGTTTTCTGATCTCCGCCAAGATTCGTCGGCAGATTCAGATTTAGCGTCGGCATCAGATTTCACTCCCTTGTTCCGTTACCTTTGCGATGCTGTACAAGATGAACTTGCCCCTGCCCCGCATTCGGATTTTCATGTGGTCGCAGCGCCTGACTATAATCGGAATAGTGATTGTGCGATTGTTTACAGCATCGATGTGCAGCACTTCCTCGTAATCGCCCATAGAGTCATACTGGATCTGCACCCGGAACTGCGCCCCGCGTTCGACGCTCAGGCGAAACTGCAGTTTTGAAATATATTTATTATCGGGGCTTGTCACCCCAATAGGTCCGCTTTCAGCCATCCATTCAACCGGCTTTTCGTCATATGTCTGATCTGTTACGCTGTATCGCGTCGTGCCGTGCATCGTCCACAGGCTGTTTCCAACCGTGAAATACAATTCCCCGTCCAGCGGCGCGAAAGCATCGATTTTCAGCCCGCTCTCCCTATGCCATATTTTTGTGCGCTCATCGTATGTGAACAGGCTGTATTTGCCGTTCTCGTCCGACATCGACACATAATATTTGTTGTCGATTGCTCCCGCTACGGCATTTCTATATGCGTTTGCACCGAACGCCTCGGAAACATTGACCGGGGTTCCGCCGTCATAGGCGCATATACCGTTGCGGCTCTTGTAGTATAGTGTTTCGTTGCACAGTGCGAGGCTTCGCTCACTGCCGTTTTGGACGCCCCTTATAGATTCGTTCGTAACCTGAAAATTTGAGGGCTTCGAGCCGTAGACCTTGTGGACGCAGTCCTCCTTGAAAAACAGGATATATCCCCGCATCGTAAACGCGCCAGTAAACTTACCGTGCGTTCCGACTGTCACGGCGTAACTGTCGCTCGCCAATCCGAGAAAACAATTCCAGTTAAATGGATCGCCTATTTTGCAGCAATATATCTCATGCTTATCAGAAGAACATCCCCAGATGCGGTTTTCGCTTTCGGTCACGAAGTCCATATCCGGCACGGTTCTTTTTACCGTCACCGCTTCCTGCTGACTCGATACTTCATCTATGAAGCCGGTCACGACTATGTAATCCTTGCTGACCGCATAGAGTATCATGTTTGTGTTGAACTGTTCGTCCTTGCAGCCGCTTATAGTCACTCCGTCATATTCCGAGAACCCTTCGCCTATTCCAGCCGAAGAGATTTTGACGAATGTCGTCGCCACCGCATTCCACATCTTTGTTGCTGCGGCATATATCTTGAGAGTATGCGGCTTTGAGGAAGTATCAAGCCAGCTGTCGCCGTTTGTCGGCTTTTCCGGCGCCGTGGCCGAGACTGTCGGGTTATAATCATCTCCGGTTACTCGCGTCAGCGTAAATGATACCGCCGCAGTTGTCGTAAACGATTTTTCCAAACTGCCTACGCCCTCGCTCACTTTCTCGGTGTTGATATATTTTTTGTCCGGCCATATGAGGACATACGCACCCATGCTCAGCATTTGTTTGCGGCTTTTCTCGACATCGCCGCTGACTTGATCGCCGTTGTAGAACACTTTGCCATTGTCCACCCAACACAGACCGTTGTTCACGCAAAAGCCGTCAAGGCGTGTGAAATCGCGAATTTTTTTCCGCTGCTCTCTCGGCGTCAGGGCAGGATAGCTGTCTGACGAAAGATTCTCTTCGTCGTAAAATTCATTGTCACTTATAACAAGGTCATGGTGATATCCTCCGAACGCGCTCATCATTTCCCTGTTTTTACTGACCGTGTTAAGAATAGGCAGTCTCATCGGTTCACCTCATAAATATTCCGCCCGCCGGAGCCGCGTGCGTTCTGCTGTAATATCCCCAGTAGCCCTTGTATGCCTCGTTGAAAGCCATTGCCGAATTGTTGTATCGGTCGTATTCGGCGTTGAAAAAGTCAATTTTTGACATCAGCCAAAGAACATATAGGTTGCTGTAAGGCTCCGGTACAAGTAGTTCTGTGTTCGTGTCTGTGTCTTCATTATAGCCTTCAAACACCGTTGATTTCTCCCCGCTCTTCGCGTCTATCAGCTCTTTTACTATCTTCCCGTCAAGCTCGGAAAGCCACATTATTTTCTGTTCGTCCGAATACTGATTGGGCTTGAGCTCATCGGTCTGTCTTATTGCTTCGCATATTTTCATATAAACCTCCTGAAAGTAAAAGAGGGCGCAAAATGCGCCCTCCCGGTGTGTCCTTATCTCTCTTTGATATACTGCTCTACCAGCTTCTCAAGGCGCTGCTCCGCCAGCTGCTTCTGTCTGTCGGAATTGCGTATAACCTCTGCGACGCAGGCGGGCACTTCGACTTCTACGCCACGCTGGATCTGAAAATTCCTGCCGTTGACCGAAACAAACAGATCATCTTTGTATGCACCGTCGTCCTTAAAGAGAAAGATTTTCTCCGTGGGTTCTTTCTGCTCCTCGGGCGCAGCAGCCTCTTCGGTGGTTGTGGTCTCTTCGGGGGTTGTGGTCTCTTCGGGGGTTGCGTTCTCCTCGGGTGCAGCCGTCTCTTCAAGGATTGCGTTCTCCTCGGGTGTTGCAGTTTTTGTTCTTGCCATAAATATCTCCTTTCGGGCTCAGAGAGCAAAATGCCCTCTGAGCTTTTATCAGTTAGCTTTCGCAGTGGCCGAATACGCGGAGCAGGACTCGATACGCACCATGTACTCCTCAACCAGGCGCTTTGCGACCTCGGTCGCTTTCCAGCCGCAGGACGAACGCTGATTGAGCGGATCGTCGCCATAGCCGAGCTGCTTGACGATATGCTGCAGACCGCCGCCCTCGATCTCCGTCAGACCGTAAGCGTGAGCGCCGAGGATAAGCGTGGCGAAAACCGCCAGACCGGACGGGCAGCCGGTGCCGGTCCATATCTTTGCCTCCGTGGACTTGACGAATCTGACATTGCCGATCTTGCCGATTTCCCCGTTGTAGATATCGTCGGGCTTAGCGTACTTATGTACGTCAATCCACTCCTCGCAGCGCATAAGGTCATATGCTGCATACGGATGGATAATACCCACGAACGAATCCCCGATCGGGTCTGCATTCATGCTCTCCAGCTGAGCCGCCGCACGGTATATGAGGTCAACATTGATCTTTGCCGTCGCGTCGAGTCCCGCTCTGCTCGTTACTGCTGTTTCTGCGCCGCTTGCAACCTTGGGCGCGTAAATAACGTTTGTGCCGCCGGCAAGCTCTTCTCTTATGACGGTATCGAGAGTGCGTCCTGCCTGCGAGCCGAGAAGCTTCGTTGCCTGCAGAACATTGTTGTCGATAGCCGTCATGTCGAGCATATCCGAAAGCTGTATCCAGCCGCCGTACTGTTTGACAGTAGCGGTGATTGTGCTCACATTAAGCGCCTGTCCATCGGGCGTGACGCCTTCCGTCAGTGCCGTGGTTGCTTTTGCAAGCGGCGAATACTTACGCATTTCGATAGTCTTGCCGGAGCCTTTGGGAATAGGATACTTGTCTCCGAACTGGTTGTGTACGAGCTTAGGCTCTGCGTTGTCAAGCAGCCTCTTCTCGTAGTAGGTTTTCATCTCGGCGGACAGATTGTTACCGCTTGCCGCCGAAGTAGTTGCGTTTACGACCGTAGCAAAAAGCTGCAGGTCGAATATGACATAATTGTTCATTTTCTTTATCTCCTTTTCTTAGTGCAAGGAGATCAGAAAGTAATTCTTTCTCCCCTTGCCACTCTGCGTTCGATTTCTTCTCGCTGAGCCTTTGTCAGTTTGTTAACATCCGTCTGGGAATTAACTGCACCTTGTGAAGTTACACCGTTTTCAACCGGTCTTTTGCTGTTTGCCGCAACAGAATCGGCGACTCGCTTTGCCGCCGTCTGCGCCGCATACTGCATCGCGCCTCCGAGAATCTCGTCTCGGTGAATGACTTCATAGGCCGTTCTGACATCGACATTGTTTCTGAGCAAACTGAAGAACTGAGGATCTTCTATCTCCGTGTCGAGATTGAAATTCGGATAGATTTCTTTGAGACTTTCCGCCTGGTTCTTCCAATTGGTGATGTCTCGGTTTATTCTGTCCTGCTCATCACGACGAGACTCGTTCCGTCTGAGCTGAAGAACCTCGCGTTCAAGCTTCTTCATCTCCTTGAGCTGTTCAACGGTTATGCCCTTTTCCATAGCCTCTTCTCTGTATGATTCATCATCATTTTCCAAAGCCTTGACTATGCCGTCAATGTCGTCCGCTTTTATCCCGTACTTCTGCGCGAGAATCTCAAAGACCGGCGTACTCTTCTGCAGCTGCTCCTGAAGTGTGCGTGTTTCCTTGAATCTGCCGTTGATAATGTTCTGCACTCGGCGGCTGAACGCGTCCTTGTAATCGCCTTTTATCAGCTTTTCAAACTCCGCGTCCTGATTTTCGACCGTCGATGCCGTAACATTGATCTCGCTTTCCGGCTGTGCAGCGGCGTCCTGCGTTTCAATCGCCCGTGTCTGCTCCCCGGCGTCGGAAGCCGTGGCGGCCGTTGCCGCCGATACGCCCGCTCCGTCTCCTCCGCCCTCGCCGAACAGCGTGAGCGAAAAAGCCTTTGTTGTGTCTGTGAACATAAAAATTAACCTCCATCGTCTTTCCGAAGTGTCTTTGTGATTATATTATAGCGGTTTAATTTTCGATTTTCTCCCCGCCTTCAACTGTAACAATTACATTTTTCGGATAGTTGTCTGCGATAAGCTTTGCGCCCGTGCAGAAAAAATTATAAATTCCTTTTGCCTTTGCTTTGGTATGTTTGTATGCCTTAATTGCCAGCAAAAGCTTTCCGGCGCTTTTCTCCGAGGTAAAGAGTTCGAGGTCTCCCGCAGATTCCATCTCCGCGAACATCATTGCGGCGGTCTGGCCGAGTGTCGAAATGCCGGCACATACTATGTCCTGCCCGCTCGGCGCATATCCCGAATGTCCCGAAATGCTTATTTTCATTTCTCTGCCCGCTCGGCGAACTTTTATTGTTGTCATAACATTACCTCGGTTCCGCAGCCGAAGCCGCTTTTTCTCTCGCATTCTCGGCCGTTGCGTGTTCGTCTGCGCGCGTCTCGCCAAGCGAGTTGCTCTTGAGCTCGCCGTCTCCGGAGCCTACGCTCGCCACCGGAACTCCACCCGAAAAAGATGCCGCCATCTGACTGCCTATCGTTGTTCCGTTTTGTGCGTCAACTATCTGCGCCATCTGCATGAGCTGCTGCTGCATGGTCTTGAGCTGTTCATACAGCGTACCGTTCTGCGATATTTTCCGCACGACGGAGTCCTTGCCCTCGAAGTCCATCATGTCGATGCAGGCGAGCGCCTGATCCGTCATTTCCGGATTGAAGAATCCGCTGTTATAGAACTGCAGTGCCAACTCGTTGTGAGAAAGCCTTGAAAAAGGATTGTTTCGTTGCGCCCTGACCTTGATATCGAAAATCGGCATTCGTCCGCTCATATCAATGCCGAACTCTGTACGCTCGCCCTCGGGCTGTATGGCGCGGTTGTCGTAGCTCACGAACTCCTGCTCTCCGCTTTTTCCCGTTATGCGGAAGCTGCGCGGTGCATCGTAAAATTGCCTTATCAACTCAATGCACAAATAAAGCACTTCCTCATAGCTGTCGTATGAGGTCTGAATCATGTCTCTCGACAATTTGCTTCCCGCTTCCTGCAGCGCTGCAATCGCCGAAGCGGCGGTAACTCCGCTCGTGGTGCTGCCCTGTGAAAAATCGCGGTTTCCGCTCGTTTCCTTGAGTTCGTCTATCTTGTTCGTGCGCAGCGCAACATAGATATCATTAAGCGGCGTCATAGTTATCTCTTTGATGCTGTCCTCACCGAGTCTGCCGTCCACGCGCACAAACGGTCTTGAGACATCAAGGAATTCTTCTTCGTTCACTTTCCCGCTCGCGGAATTGATAAAAAAGCGGCGGCGCGATGCGGCAATTGCCGACTGCATAAAAGCCTGATCGTATTTGTCTATCTGCATCTGTGGATCTTTCATAATGTCCAAATAGCCAAAGCCCACAAGCGAGCCTTCCTCCGGGAAGAGCGTATCACAGACAAACGGATATTTGCCGTGATTATAAAACCCGCTCTCGGCATACTGAGGATCGTTTTCTGACGCAAAGAGCACTTCGCCGTTGCAAAATTTACAATAATGCAGCACAGTTCTGCTGCCAACCAGTCTCTTATAGTACCAGTCCACCACGACGCTCTTTTCCGATGTGTCTATGTTGTCGTCATAGATATACTGGCTTGTTTCTATCGTCTTGCCGCCGAGCTTGCCTTTCAGCTGCGGATATTCCTGCGTGAGCAAATCATTGTCGCGCAGGCACACATGGAAAATGTTCCGGCTGTCCTGTATGTTCTCTATGCCGGGCTCCCAGAAGAGATTCAGCAGGTCGATTTTCTTTATCTCGATATCGCCCAAGCCGTTGTACTTCTGCGGATTCCAGAATACGCCCTCGCAGGATGTTCCCTGCTTGAGCTTATACCACCACTTGGCCGAATATGTCTTTTTGTAACCGTTCTGCTCGATGATAACTGGCAGGATCTCCGAAAGCTGTTCTGCGGCGGCATTGTCGCTCTGCTCTCTCGGCAGCACAGATGCCGAGGGATAGTTGTCCATTGCGTCTGCGTGCTTATTTGCCAGGGAATTGAACAGCCATGCCGAAGTGGGCTCGGGTTCTTTGTTCGCGCCCTTCGCCTGTTTTTTCCTGATTGTCTCCCAGTGTCGGAGCTTCCACCACTGCTCATTTTCGATTATCCTGTTCTCGAGATTTTCCTTGCCGTCTTTGTATTTTCGCAAGGTTTCCTCTGCCAGGGCGATTGACTCCTCCGTGATTGGACCCTGCTCTGACCCGCTCTCGGGTTCATATTTCACAATATCAGTGTCATTCACTGTTTCTGCCTGTCTATCCTCTTGCACAGGATTTCCAAGCTCTTGCCGCAATGCCTCCGTTCGTGCGGCAATATCCCGCTCCGGGTTTCTTGCGGTCTGCTCCTGCTGCTGTTGGTCGCGCATTTCCGCCCTGCGGCGCTTGATATCTTCTATCGGGTTTCTGCTGTTTGCCATTGTTCTGCCTCCTATAGTCTGTAAAAGCTGTATTTGTCCGGCTTTTCTCTGAGTTCCAGCGGATCATCCGGCACTTTTGCCGGGGCTTTGCGGGGCTCCGGACTTATCGGGTTCTCCATCAGCACATATCGGCACTCGTCATAGATGTGATCCTCCTGCGATGTGTCGATATCCTCAACATATTTCTCGTCATAGACGATATCGGGAATAGTGCGGATAAAGTGCCGGCATGTCGAAAACACTTGAAATTTCGGGTTGCCCTCCGAATCGAACGCCAGGCGGTAATGATACTGCATCTTTCCGGCGATTCTCGTGTTGTCGCCGGGGGAGAATACTATGAAGTTCGGGGATTTTTCCATCATTCGCGCTACGCTCTCGCCGCGGCTCTCGTCGAAAATTGACGGGTCTGCTATGCCGATAATGTTCTTTCCCTTGAGGTTCATATCCTCCTGCTCGACGCGCCGAATCTCTGCCGCAATCGTGACCGGGTCTTGCCGCACTCCCTCGTTCGGCGTGCCCGTGCATCCGTACAGTTCAGCAATGCGGTATATTTTGCCATGCGTGTCCACCGCATACCAGCCCACGGAATACGGCTTCGTGTAGCCGAAGTCGAAGCCTCTGTAGATCTCCCAGTATTCCGGGATTTTGAACGGCTCCACGACATGCGTCCAACGTTGGTCGTTATAATGTTCGGGATCGTTGCGCCACTCCGTGAACACCTGCCCCGAAAAGCTGTCCCAGTCGCCGTATAGCAGTGCTTTTCTCTCCGCCTCCGGCATAGCGGCGAGCTTCATGATGTATTCAGGGTCGTTGTGTAAAAGCTCCTGATTGTCAAAAACCGTCGCCGGAACAAATATCCGCTTCCTGCTGCCCTCTATAATTTTCCCTTCCGGCGTCACCACATTGAACTTTTCCGTTATCGGCGTCATTGGCGGCGCTGCAGTGACGAACCGGGACTTTACCCAGCCGTGTCCTATACCACCGGGGTTGGTCGTCGCCCGCATATAAACCCTCGTACCGGGTCCTCCCGGGCGGTTTCGCGAGAACATATAGCTGTATTCGTCCCATGTGAAGTGTGTTAACTCGTCAAATGCAATGAAATCATAGTGTTTGCCCTGGTATTTCAACCTGTCCTTCGTGTATTGCATCGAGCCGAAATAGATCATAGACCCGCTCGGGAAGCTCCATCGGTGTTTGCTCTCGTTGTATTTTGCGCCGCGTATCGCCCGCGGATAGAGCATTTCAGATCGCTCTACAAGCTCGGACAGCTGCGGATATGTTTTTCGCAGTATCAGTCCGCGGTAATACGGAATATGCACCTGCCGCAGGGCTTCAATCAACAGCGCGTCGCTCTTCCCTCCGCCCGCCGCGCCGCCGTATAGCACTTCATACTCCGGGCGCTCCATAAACCTCTTCTGTTTTTCCTGCGGTTCCCAGATTTTCATTCTTCCGCAGCCTCCTCAAGCACTGCCGGGATCTCGATAATGCCGTATTCTTCCTCATCTGTCGGCATACCTGCGGCCGCCTTTGCTTTTTCGATTTCAACCCGCTCCCGAGCGTTCTTCATATTCGCACGCTCGACGGTGTTCGGCTTGCCGTAAACATCGCGCAGTATCTCCATCAGATCCTTCATTGCAGCCGTCATTTGCCGCAAATATTTAGTGTCGAGTTTTTGCAGGCAATATTCCTCGACTTCCGCTTCGTCCTCATCGTCTTCGCTCGGCACAATTTTGACAATTGTCTGCCTGACTGTTGCCGTATCGTTCAAAGAATCATCTATAAGGCGCACCAATTTGTCCGCACAGGCGCCGATTTTCGCCAGTTCGCAGGCTTTTTTTCGACTGATTTTCTCCATTGTTTTCTTTTCAACTTTTTTTCTGAATTTTTTCCGCAGCCCGCTCCACCCCTCCGAAGCGCACTTTTTTCCAAGCGACGAGACCGACACTCCGTACTTTTCTGCGAGCTCGCGCTGGCTTATATTCGTCGATATGTATTCCTGCTTGATGGCATCCCAGTCCACGCTCGGAAGCCTCCTTTCTTCTTACAATTTTATCAATTTGCATTTCGTTTTTCTCCCCGCGTTGTGTTTAACGATTTGCTGACTAAAAACAAAAATGACCGGGCAGAGGAAAATCCCCTGCCCGGTCATTTTTGTCCGTCAATCGTATTTCTCGTTAATTAAATTTTTCAACGGACAAGTGCAGTGATACAAAAAACAATTTTTCTCCTGCCATTCCTGCCGTTGCTGGGCATTTTTAAAAATAAGCATGGTTTTACTGCCCGCCGAAAGTCCTTCGCAGGTTATCGCTTGTTTGGAGTCTGACAGAAAAAACGGGCATACGGTCAGCGCGCCCGCTCGGGAATTCGACATCACGCCGACCTCCTTTTCCGATTTTTCCGTCCGCCGTAAAGAATATAATCACTGTCTTCGCGGAACATTCTGATCTCCATGTGATAGCAGCTATCCCAATCGCAGTATGTAGGGATTACTTCCGCTACGACATAGCCGGGGTAAAGCTTCTCGAATAACATTCTATGCTCGCAGTCCGCAACAAGCTCGTCCAGCTTCTTGCGGCTGATATGTCCGTCATTTTTACGCGGATGCGGATCTACAAGATTTTTAGACCGCGTCCAACGCTTGTGCATGATAGGATCCTTGATTATGTAATTTCCCATATCCGCTATGCCGATTTCAAGAAACTGCAATCGCTTTGTGTTTGCTCTTCCGAGTCCCCACGCTTTTTCAATCTCGTCTCTGTCAACTCCGCCGCTCATCACGATATGATGATGTACATTCCCGCTCTTTTCGCCGAACTCAATGACGGATATGTATTTCACTTCGCCCGCTCCTGCTTTTTTATAGAGTCTTTTGACCCTGCGCAGGAAGTTTTGAAAATTCCTCTGCGCTTCTTCCGGTGTCTTAGGTCTCGTATCGTCGGCATAGTCAAGACCTATCGCAAGATCTTTGTCTGTAAAATTCGCATGAAGCAAACGCACAAGCTTCCGTTCTGCATACTTTGCGTTCAGAAGCTTTTGCGTTTCGCTTGATTCACGATACTTTTTTCCCCTGCTCTTCGTTCTGACCTGCGACTGTTCCGTCACGGGGTATAAATATATCTCCAAAAAATCCTTACAATAAAATTTTGTCTCTCTGATTTTGGTGCGCATTTCTTTCTACCCCTCCGTGGTCGGTTTGATAAGACAGCATACAAGCCCTTGAAGCGCCCTTGCGGACGCCTCACCTTTTCCCCGGCGCGGGGGTCTGACTTGTTCACTTGTCGGCGGTCTTCTTTGATTCCATTGCGTTCACACCGAAAGCACAGGTATCATATGCTTTCGTGTAAACAGTGTGAATATTGTTTGATTTGAATGTACATGCCGCTAAAACATTGGGCACCGCCTTGCCATGCCAGTATTGACAATATTTGCAGTATACGATTGTGGATTTTTCATCTTCAGCGCTGGGCCAGCTCAAGGCTTGGCCGCAATTAGGACAATAATGCGTCCATCTTTTATTAACATTGTATCCTAGTGCTTCACCACATTCGGGACAAGGATAATTGCGAGCATGCAATTCTGGATCTATCCATAGTTTTACTGCTTTAGGTGTCTGTTTTTCAAGTGCTTCAATAGCCTTTTCCATAGCATTGCATTGACGACGCTCATCCGAACACTTTCCGTTTTTCAAGTCATCTTTAAACCATTTCAAAGTTTCTTCATTTGTCATTACGTATCACCATCCATTTCTTCGTAGTAGACAAATTCTGTTTCGTGATTTGGTTTATGTAAAGCTAAATCAACATTATCAATGCAGTTATAACAAGGTGCTTCAACTGTAAGTTTGTTTTTATGCTTGCAAGTTCCACAAGGTGAACGGTCTATGCCGTTATCATCTATATAGCCTTTCACTCCGTATCACCGTCCATTCTTGGACCCACGACTGCAAAAATCTTTTTCAGTAACATACCCGCCGAACTCGTTACAAAAATGATAGTTGTTAGATTTCATAAGTTCATAATTTTTGCAATCCTTACATCTAACAATCTCTGAAACATCTACGGCGGGAGCTTCTTTTAAAATTTTAACAGCGGCGTTTCAACCATCCGCATAGCTTTTGTTTTCAAAAACATCTCGGTTGCATGAACCTATTCCAAGTGCGGCGCGGTCAATATAGTCACTCATTCAATTGCCCCTCCGTCCTGCGATTCCATGCTTCCGCTGCGAACTGCGGCCGCGCATATCTGTCCGTTGCAAGAAAACATTTTTGACACTCCACATAAAATGTTCTTTGCCCCAGAAGCTTTGCTGTGCCGCCGCAGCAGGGGCAGCTTTTAAGTTTCATCTCTTTATCCATCATCATTTATTTCTCCCGGCGGGCACATAACACCAACTTTGCGGCGGCCGTTCGAGCCCAAACTCACTAAGTCTTTTTGGATCATCGTAAATAACAAGGTCAGATATATTCCAGCCGAATCCTACCTTGCCGTTTCCAAGATAACTTATAATTTGTTTATCCGTAAGGCAAAGAAGAGGAACTTCTATTTCCGATATTTCTTGCGCACCGAGATATTCAAAAGCAATTGGGAAAATAGCGTTACACACAAATTCCCCAATAACTCTACCGCAAAAGGAAAGTTGCCCTTTCTCTGCATCACTTCCACCTTTGGTGCAGTAGATATAACACTTAAACGGTGTCTTGATTTTTGGTTCGTTCTTTCGAAGTTCGACTTTTTTCTTTCCGCTTGCTATCAGTTCGCAATATCGTGGTCTGATACTCAGCAAAATTGACTTTGTCATAACTCCCCTCCGCCGTTGCAGGAATACTCTTTAAGCGCAGCCGCAGCCTGCGACATAAGGTATTCAATGCACTCAAAATCTCCGCTTGGGTCATTTAACGGACACTCTGAGCAAGAACCGGGTGCACCCGCTCCGCAGAGTTCGGTCGCCCGAATCAGTTCCTGCAGTGTCAGCTTTGTAGTTGTATTCATCTCAGCGTCTCCTTTACTCAATCGTCGGTGACTCCGGCAGCGGCATCCAATACGTCACCTGTGGATCATCCCAATCCGGATAAGCCTCAAAAAACCAACCCTCGCCGGCGTAAAATGTCGCGAGTTCACAGGCATTAATCAATTCTATATGCTCTCGCGGTCTGCCGTTTGCAAGAACCAATACCTCCTGCTCGTCTTCGGGCAGCCTGTCGTTGACGCTTATCCACGGTGATGCGGTCAGCTCTTCGAGCCGTTCCCTCGCGGCGCAGATAATCGCGCAGCCGTGGATTCCGCAATCGTACTCATATTCGCATCCAAGACAGGCGATAGATCCGGTCTGCACCGACAGCCTCCGCAGCGCCTCTATAAGGATTTTATCGTCATTCATTTTCATTCTCCTTTCAGCAATTCATGTTCGCCGCTCTGGAGCTGAAGCTCCGTCTCAGACATCTCATAGCCCAACTCGCAAAGGAACTCATAAATTCTGTCAAGGCTTTGGTTCCCTCTGTATTCCGGTGCTGATTTAGCGTTGTTTGATGCATACCACCCGGCGGTATAGTAGCCTCTGTTCTCATCGTCTCCGGCAAGCGCATACGCAACAACTATCGGCGCACGCTTGTCCTCGGCGATAAACTGCCGCCATTTCGGCGCATCTACAGAATACTTTTCATCGCTTCCAATCTCGGAATTGATATATTTTTTGTCGCGCGAGCAATAGCCCGTTATTATACGACCCGCGAACTGTACAAGCCACTTGATGATTGTTTCTTTATGTTTTTCAACGGCGGTAAAGTTCTTGACAAAGTTTACGCGGCACTCATACGCCGTTTCCGTCAAACGCTTGAGCTCACGGTTGGCACTGTCTATGCGCTGTTCGCATTCTGATTTTTCCTTTTTCTTCTTTGGTACTTTGGCCTTTTTGCGCATAAGGTACGCCGTGCCATATGATATTTCCCAAAAAAGTTCCTCTTTGTTTTTGGGCTTTTTAAAAGTTCCCTCTTTCCAGTTTGTAATCGCACACTGTTCGACCCGCTCGTAAGCGGTGCTGTAGATTTGGTTTTTTACGGCTTTCGCGCCGATTGACTTTAGCTCGGCTTTGACAAGCGGTGTTTTTTCGGCTTCAATTTGTCGCTTCTTCGCGCGAGTAAGGCTGAACTCAAACTCGCGTGTTCCGACAACTTTCAGCAGTTCGCGGCGCTCTTCTGCGTCCTTTATATCCGCTATCTGCACATAGTCCTCGAGCTTTCCGCCGCGCTCCACCGCCTGCTGCATCTGCGCTGTCGGCAAAGTCGCTATCTTCAGGCGCTTGCGCACAGTCGTTTCGGCAAACCCGGTCTTTTCGACAATCTCGGCAACCGGCACGCCGAGGTTAAACATCATCTGCATACCCTGTGCCTGCTCGTAGACCGTCAAATCAGATCGCTGCATATTTTCAAGCAGCATCGTGGACAGCTGCGTCTTATAGTCCATATCGACCACGGCGCAGGGTACCTCAGTCAGTCCCGCCTGCTTCGCGGCCGCGAGTCGTCTGTGCCCGATGATAACGGTATACATGCCATTTTCGGCCGGAACGACCGTCAGGTTCTGCAAAATGCCACGCGCTTTGATGGATTCCACCAGTTCGGTGACATCGCCGATACTCTTCCTCGGGTTGTCCGGGTGCTGCAAAAGCTTTGATACCTCAATATTTGTTATCATGATTTTTTCTCCTTTATAACCGGTTTCAGCAATCTAATAACCTCATCTGACAGGCTGCAAAATTCGTCTTTGTCTATACCGACAATGATGAGTGTTCCGACAAAATCGCAGCCGCAAAGTCTGCAGTTGTGCGGCAGTCCTAACAGCTTGCGTTCTTCGTTGCAGATAATGACGAAGTTTGTCGATATCGTAACAATTTCGATATAACCGCCAACCGTTCTCTGTAGGTTCTCCAGCGTGTTTGATATCCACACCACTCTTGCAGGTTTTCCCGGGTCTTTTACTATGACCTTAATCTTTTTCTGCATGGCGTTTTGCCTCCTTTCTGTCAAGTATTTTTGTTTTCAGCCTGTCCTCGAACGCGATAAACCTATCTTCTCTGCAAAAGCCGTAAAGCAGTAGTAATATACCGATGATTTCTATCGTTGTCCGTATTGCAAAATTCAAGGCCATAGTTCAGCCCTCCTTCTTTCTATATATCGGTCGCATATGCTATTATCACGGTCAAAGCCGTTAACCACCCCAGCACCGCCTGTAAACGTGCATATTTTAAGTTCTTAGGATTATCATCCAATTCCGGTATAATAAGCCCAATTAAATTTGTAAGCATACAATAGCTTGAACAAATTATCGGTATAAGAAGTAGCTTATTCATTCCCCTGCCTCCCCAAAAAATCGGTGCCCGCCTATCGTACAAACATAGGTCTGCGATTCATGCCATTCGCTGCTCACAAGCGCCGGCGCATAGAAATATAGAATCTCGGCGTCGGTTGCTACTTCGCCGCTGTCAAAAACCGCACTGACCGCGCGCTTCACATCTTCGTTCGGATCGGGTCTTTTGTCGGTATACCCGAAGCTCTTGACGATTTCCGTGGGGCGTTCGTGTTCAGATTTGCAGGCGTCAAGAATGCATTGTGCCACCGCCATTTTGCCTATGTACGGCTCTGCACCGGCCTCGGCCATTACGACGCTCTCCACTATTGCCCTCTCTTCTTCTGAGAGTTCGTAGCACACCTTTGTTTTCTCTTCGCAGGTCATGATCGGCTCCGCCGCAGGCGGTTCGGAATCCACTCTGTATGCGGTTGCGGCTGCATCAGCGCGTGCCGGCACGGCGGCAAGTGCATAGATCAGACACAGCGCAAGAATCGCGAACACTATTAATACTTCCCTGTTCATATCATTCACCTTTCAGCAAAAGCTTATTTCATCGGCAACAACCTCGATAGCTGTTCTGTTGTTGCCGTTTTTGTCTGTATACTGTCTGCTCTGCAGAGCACCACGCACGGCTATCATATCTCCCTTGTTGAAATGATCCGCAACGAACACAGCGGTCGAACGCCAGGCGACGATATCAAAAAAATCCGTCTGTTTTTCTCCGCCCGAGGAAGTGAAGCGACGGTCAACCGCTATCCTGAAAGCCGTGACCGCCGTTCCGTTTTCGGTGCTTTTGCACTCCGGCGTCCTTGTAAGTCTCCCCATGAGAACCACTGAATTCATCATCCGAACGCCTCCTTATTAGATGTAATTCTTATAAAAATTCGCGATAAAGTCCTCGATTGTCCAGCCATGCTCTTCCATAGCCTTACGCTGACCGTATTCATGCAGCGCTTGCATCTTCTCGCGGTTGTTGTGCACACCCTCTTTGTTGTCCCTGTGGCAGTAGGGGCACAGCTGAACCGTCAGCTTGTACTTCTCACTCTTCTTGCGCAGTGCTCCGCCGAAAATATGATGCTTCTCGGTATCGCAATACTGATGGCACCAAAAACACTCTGTATACATTTATTTATCCTCCTTAATTTCCCGTGTATCGGGATAATCCCTGTCGCTCGTAATAATTTCCGATTCGCTTCTGCAGCGGTCGGCTTATCTTTTCTGTATAGATATTGACCGCAACAAGACCGTTTTCCTCGCTGATGCTCTCCTCCGGGGTCTTAATCATCCACTTTTTCGGCAAACCCTCATCAAACAGCAGTTCCACCGTCTGGTTACCGGATACCGATTTTGCAACGAGCTTCTGCAAAGCCGTCCCCTCCCTTTCTTTAAATTCTTGAACGAGCTGGCGCAGTTCCGGCCGGAACCGTTCTATCATCAGCATGTCAAAAAAGAATCTGTCTTCGTCTGAAAGTGCCATTATTTCATTCTGCGCCTTCTGAAACGCTATGTATTCCGCGTGTATTTCCGGATCCTTGAGATTTGTTATATAGCCGTATGGGTTGTCGTGCATAAACTTCCCGTCTTCTATCTCGAATACTCCGCGCATGATTTTCGGATTCTTCGTTATGGGATTCAGTTTCATCTGCGTTTCCCCTTTCGTGGCTTATAGTAGGCGCAATAATCGTCGCTCGGCGGTGTTTCCCTGAGTCTGTCTTTTTTGGACGCTGTAGTTGCACAGAGTATTGCTCCAGTCCGCCAACGGATTTCCGCCGCCGTACACATGTCTGTATTCACACGATTTACAGATTTTGCATATTTTCCAGTCTTTTGAAAGCATATGTTGTCCCTCTCTGTCGGTCTGCCGTGCCCCGAGGAAATTGGAGGATTGTAGAAAAATGAATTGTGCCCTAATACGTTTCAGAAAGGTGTGATAAAAACAAGATCAATATGCGGGATTCTCCCCGGAGCACGGCAGGCCGACAGCAAAAAAATATTCAATTAGTATTCTCCGAACACTGCCATATCAACGACATTCTTTGCTGCGTTTGTTATCACGGCGCGGACAAAGTGTTCAAATTCCGTGTGCTGCATTATGCCGCCGTGCTCGTTGTATTCAACCAGCGCTTTCGGCCTGATATCGTAGCACCATTCTTTTTCGCGGATGTATGCGGTGCCGATCGGCAGCGCCTGCTTCTGCAGTCCGTTATAGATAAAGTCTTTCGGTCGTCCGAGATACCTCGCGGCCATCTCAACCGGCACGCTACCTTCAATCGCGAGGATTTCTTCTTTTGTAGGCTTCGGTTTCAAAACTCGCGGCATTTTATGTACCTCTCTTCAAAAAACATATTAAAACAGTTCGCCGATCTGGCAGTTATACGCCGCTGCTATTATCGGCAGCATTTCCGCTCGCGGACTGCTGTCACCCGTCTCCCACATCGATACCGCAGACTGCCCCACGCCTATTTTCTCTGATGCCTGCTTCTGCGTGAGTCCTGCCGCCTCGCGCATATTTTTAAGGTTCTTCAGCTTCATGTCGATCATCTCCAAAACAAAAATATCAAGTAGCTTGATTAAATCATATATCAAGTCACTTGATATGTCAATAGTTTTCTTCAATTTTCTTGATATTTACTTGATATTTGCTGA